CAACTGGTGCAGCAGGCCTTGCAGGTACAGGTATTGCAACTTCAATTGGCGTAGGTCTGAGTGCTATTGGTGCTGGTATGGTGATTGGCGGTGTTGCGGACATCATTTCGCCAATGTCACCGCCTGGACTTGAGGCCAGCAAAGAAGCCGCCAAGATGCAAAACATGAGCTTCAGTGGCGTTGTCAATACAGCTCGCCAAGGACTACCTGTTCCCATAGCCTATGGGCGTGTCTTTGTTGGATCAGCAGTGATCAGCAGCGGCTTTGATGTTGACCACAGTCCTAATTCAGCACCGCTAGATCCAATTGACCTGTTCCTTCAAAACAAAGCAGGATAATGATCGACCCAATCAGAATTCAAGGCGCTGGTGGCGGCGGCGGCGGCAAAGGTGGTGGTCGTTCATCGCGTACGCCGATTGAAGCTGATGACACTCTTCAGTCAGAACAGTTTGCGAATGTTCTTGACTTGCTTTGCGAGGGAGAAATACAAGGGCTAGATGATGGTGGCAGGAGTATTTTTCTTGATGACACCCCTGTTCAAAACACTGACGGAAGCTTTAACTTTCAAAATTTTGCAATCGTTATTAGAAATGGCACGCAAGGTCAGTCATACATTCCTGCCCCAGCAGGGGCTGGCAACATTGAGTCAGAGCAAAATGTTGGCGTAAAGGTTGAAAACGGCACTCCAATTACACGTCAAATTACAGATACTGATGTTGATCGTGCAAGAGTCACAATCAACGTACCTGCACTTCAAAGGATCACGGACGAGGGAGACATACTAGGCAACTCTGTATCTCTTCGTATTGACATCCAGTACAACGGCGGTGGGTATAACACTTACTTGTCAGACACAATTAGTGGCAAAAGCAGCAGCTTGTATCAAAGGGATTACATCATCAATTTTGATGGTGCTTTCCCTGTAGATATTCGAGTTATTAGGACAAGTTCCAACGAAAGCAGCACTAAAAAATCAAGCGACATTTTTTGGAGTGCTTATACAGAAATACAAGACGAGAAGCTGCGCTATCCAAACAGTGCATTGATGGGACTGCGCTTCAGCGCAAAGCAGTTCAGCAGTGTGCCAGCCCGCAAGTATTTGATACGCGGGATGAAGGTCAAGATCCCGAGCAATGCGACTGTAGATACAACAACACATCTTGGAAGAATCACCTATTCGGGAACTTGGGATGGCACCTTCCAAGCTGCTACTTGGACTAATGACCCTGCTTGGTGCTTGTACGATTTGCTGATCGATCAGCGTCGTTATGGGGTTGGCGTAGATGAAAGCACGCTTGACAAGTTTGACTTTTTTGCTATTTCCCAATACTGCAATGCCTTAGTGGATGACGGCAAAGGCGGGCAAGAGCCGCGATTTAGCCTCAACATCCTGATTAACAGCAGAGATGAGGTATTCAACGTCATTCAACAGCTAACAAGCGTCTTCCGTGGCATTGCCTACTACGGAGCAGGATCGCTTGTTCTTAGACAAGACAAGCCAACAGATGCTCAGTATTTGCTTGGTCCTGCCAATGTTGTCGATGGTCTGTTTACCTACACAGGTACAGCCGAGAAGACAAGGCACACTTGCGCAACTGTTGGTTGGCAAAGTTACGAGAACCTTGGTGAGGTTGAATACGAATACGTTGAAGACGCTGAAGCAGTCGCCAAGTACGGCATTATCAACAAAGATATCCGTGCTCTTGGTTGTTATTCACAAGGTCAAGCACACAGGCTTGGTAAGTGGACGCTGTTGAGCGAGAAAAATCTCACTGAAACCTGCTCGTTTGCTGTTGCGATTGACAGCGGCATTGTGATCACAGCAGGCATGGTGGTTGACATTGCTGATCCCCTGCGTGCTGGTACAAGGCGTAGTGGACGCGTCAGTTCTGCGACGACAACTGTCATCACAGTCGACAGTGACACCAACCTGTCAGTCAATCTTGCGGCAAGCCCAACTATTTCGGTGATGATGCCGACTGGCTTGGTTGAGACTAAGACGATCAGCAGCATTTCAGGTACTGCAATTACTGTCTCGGAAGCTTTTAGTGAGGCACCTAATGCTGCTGCTGTTTGGTTGATACAGACCAGCGATATTCAATCACAGCAGTTCCGTGTTGTTTCTGTTGCTGACAACAACGACGGCACTGTCGGTGTTACTGCCCTTGCTTATAACGAGTCGATCTACAACGCGGTTGAGCAAGATGTATCGCTCACTCCACGTGACATCACAAACCTGTCAGGCATTCCTGCAGCTCCAGAGGGCTTAAGCGGCACGGAGTTTCTTTATCAAGAAGGCCAAACCGTTCACACAGGCTTTGACCTGAGTTGGAGTCACAAACGTCTCAACGTTAATGAGTTTGAGGTCAAATACAGGATTGATAATGACAATTTTGAACAAGTAACTACTGCTGCGCCGTCTATCACCTTGCGTGCCTTGCGTGCAGGCACTTTGACAGTGCAAATCATCGCTAAAAACTATCTTGGCAAGCAGAGCGCAACTGCATCTGCAACGTTCACACTGCTAGGCAAAACGGCAGTGCCTGCTGATGTGCAGAACCTGTCAATTGAACCTATCAGCGCTAACAGCGCTCGCTTGCGGTGGGATCAGACCGTCGACCTTGATGTGAAGGTGAATGGCCTTGTTCACGTTAAGCACAGCAACCTGACGGATGGATCGGCAACATGGCCCAACTCTGTTGACCTCATCCCTGCTGTAGCGGGCAACTCAACCGAGGCCATCGTGCCGCTAGTTGAAGGGGAGATCCTCGTCAAGTTTGAGGATGAGCTGGGGAACAAGAGCACGAACGCCAACAGCGTGCTGATGGACTTTCCTGATCCTGTTGGCAGGATTACGGTCCAGACCCGCAGAGAAGATGAGGACACCCCGCCGTTCCAAGGGACCAAGACTGACTGCTTCTATAGCGACGACCTTGATGCGTTGGTGATTGACGGTGACGACAACCTTGATGATGTGACGGACGTTGATGCGATCACGTCCTTTGACTTCCTTGGGGACATCCTTAGTTCTGCTGAGTATCAGTTCAACAACACCTTGGATCTTGGCGCGAAGTATGCGCTTGACATCAAGCGGAGGTTCGTCACTAGAGCATTCTTCCCCAATGACACGATCGACGCTCGTACTGCTTTGATCGACACTTGGAACGACTTTGACGGTACAGAAGCTGATGCTGTCAATGCCAAGTTTTACATGCGAAGGACTGACGACGACCCTTCAGGGTCTCCTACTTATACAGGTTGGCAAGAAATTGTTGCTGGCACTTTTGTCGCTCGTGCCTTCCAGTTCAAAGCAGAGCTGACCAGTGCTGATATTGCGCAAAACATCTTGATTGATGAGCTGGGTTATGAAACCAGCTTCCAGCGCAGGGAAGAGATCAGTCAGACCATCGCCTCAGGCACTAGCACCAAGTCGATCACCTTTGACAACGCCTTCTTTGTCGGCACGTCGGCGCTGGGCAACCTCAACAATTTCCTGCCCAGCATCGGCATCACTGTTCAAAATCTTGGTGATCGTGAGCGGGTCAACGTCAGCAACGTGACTAGCACTGGCTTCGACCTTGACGTTCTGGATTCAAACGACAACAACGTTGATCGGAACTTCAGTTACACGGCGGTGGGATTTGGCAGGGGCGTTTAATATGCAAGCAATGTTGTCTGATGCGGGCTAAGGCATGGCTACCCACGATTATGTGATTGCCAACGGAACGGGTGCTGCAGTCCGTGCGGATTTGAATAACGCCTTGGCGGCGATTGTCAGTAATAACAGCGGAACCTCAGAACCAGCAACGACTTATGCGTATCAATGGTGGGCAGATACGACGAACAACGTCCTGAAGATCAGGAACAGCGCCAACAACGCATGGATCACGCTGCGTGAGCTTGACGGCACGCTGCTGATGGAGGACGGCAGCAACTCTGCGCCAGGTCTCGCATTTGCCTCTGACCTTGACACTGGTTTCTTCAAAAGTGCGTCAAATAGGCTAGGCATTGCCACTGGCGGAACAGAGCGCCTCAACCTTGGCAGCTCTGAGGCTGTGTTTAACGACCCCAGCAATGATGTTGACTTCCGCGTGGAGTCAAACGGCCAGACTCACATGCTGTTTGTCGATGCAGGAAATGATCGCGTAGGGATTAACACTTCGAGTCCTGGCAGCATCTTTACTGTACAGACATCTGCGGGTAAATTTGAGGTTCAAGAATCTGGTG